AAAACAACCTATTATTGGATTCTCTTCAGCACCAGCTGGTGGAGTGACTGCTGTGGGTATTGCATCCATTACCACAGATTATATTGGTTGTAATGGATTCACAAATACTGGAAAGATTGAGGCAATTGATCTTATTAATCCTGGTTGTGGGTATACGATTGCTCCTTGGGTAACCATTCAAGCACGTGATGGTGACACAGGAGTTGGTGCTGCTGCAACTGCAAGTATTGGAAGTGGTTCTATTAGTGGCATTATCACTGTAACAGATGGTGGTTCTGGATATACTACCAATCCACATGTTATATTTGATGCACCAATTCCAAATTATCCAACATATGATGTTGACTATAATACCTTTGATCAGACTGGTTATACCTTTGACAATCAAGGACCTGTTGGTTTCCAAAGCGCATATGGTTATGGTGTTATCAATGCTGCTGGTATTGTTACTGCGGTCTATGTCAGTTATGCAGGTGTTGGTTATGCATTGACTGCAACTCCTTCTGTAATTATTGCTCCACCAACAGGCATTGGTGCAACTATTGGCATTGGAACGTTTGTATTCAATGAAATTGTTGAGGGTCAGACATCAGGAACTCAAGCAAGAGTTAAGAAGTGGACTGTTTCTGATAGCGAACTTGAAGTTTCTATTGTTGATGGAACCTTTACTCCAGGTGAGATTATCATCGGAGCAGAATCTGGTGCAATCTATGCAATGAGAAAACAAGAAATAGACGATCTTGTAGATGAATTTGCAGATAATGATACCTTTGAGACTGAAGCAGACGATATTTTAGACTTCAGCGAGACCAATCCATTTGGTATGCCTTAAATAGTTGTTAAATAGTAGATATACAAACAACTAGAGTAATGTTTGAGTATTTTTATAACGAGATCTTCAGATCTGTAATCATTGGATTTGGTTCTCTCTTCAATGGCATCGAAATTAAGCATAAAGACGGAGATGGTGACACTTTTAGTGTGATCCAGGTTCCTCTTGCGTATGGTCCTACTCAGAAGTTTCTTGCCAGAATGAAGCAAGAAGCAGATCTGAACAAACCCATTCAAATGACGTTGCCTAGAATGTCATTTGAGTTTCTTGGTCTTACTTATGATCCAAGTCGTAAGTCTACTCAAACAACAACCATCATTAATCAGACTCCAGATGGTGAAAATATAAAGAGGAACTATATGCCAGTTCCTTATAATATGTCAATTCAACTTTCTATTATGACAAAGTTGAATGATGATATGCTTCAGATCATTGAGCAAATTCTGCCATATTTTCAACCAGCATACAACCTGCCAATCAATTTCCTTGGCAACCTGAAAGAAAAGAGAGATATTCCTATTCAGTTAGACTCCATTAGCATGGATGATGACTATGAAGGCAATTTTGATACAAGAAGAGCACTTATCTATACTCTAAATTTTACCGCTAAAGTATATCTGTTCGGTCCTATCTCCGATGTTACTGGAGATATCATCAAGAAAGTTTCTGTTGGTTACATTGCTGGTTCAAGAGGTTCTCAAGCATCTGCAAGAGATCTTACCTATCAGGTCACTCCAAGGGCAACCAGGGATTATAATGGTAGCACAGTCACAACATTGGCACAAAATGTCAATCTTGTTGAAACTGTTCTTGATGTTGCAGATGGAAGTAAGGTAACAGCACAGACATACATCTATGTCGGTCAAGAAGAAATGTATGTTGAATCAGTAACTGGCAACAAGATCACTGTTAGAAGAGCACAAGATAACACCACACCACAAAACCATGTTCTTGGTGCTGCAGTAAATAGTATTACTGCTGCCGATGATGCGCTAATTGAATTTGGCGATGACTTTGGTTTCAATGGTAGTGTTTTCTGAGGTTAAGTCATGCCTGATAAATTTGACAAGTTAAATGAAACGTTTGATATTGAACCAACTGAAGTTGAAGTGGAGATTCAAAAAAATGATATCGAAAATACGATTGAAAAAACCAGATCAAGTAGTGAAGACATTCGTAAGGACTACGAATACACCAGGGGTAATTTATACTCGATTATTGAAAAGGGACAAGAAGCAATTAACGGAATCTTAGAACTTGCTCAAGAAAGTGAAATGCCCAGGGCATATGAAGTTGCTGGTCAGTTGATTAAGAATGTTTCTGATGCAACTGATAAATTGATGGATCTTCAGAAAAAACTGAAGGATGTCAATGAGGAGAAGAAGGAGGCAAAAGGACCAACAACAGTCAATAATGCACTGTTCGTTGGATCTACTGCTGAACTTCAAAAACTCCTGAAGAAGAGTGCAGAATAATAATAAATAACTAGAAAGATCCCTCCATGGCAGTACCCTCAGTAAATATCACTATTGAAGGTGGAACTAATTTTGAAAACACATTCACATTGAGAAATCCAGATGGGACTCCCATTGACCTAACTGGATACACAGGTGTATCTAAGATTAGAAAATATCCAAAAGATGCTCTGAATGTGCACAACTTTACAGTAGGAATCACTTCTTCTACTGGAGAAGTTTCACTCTCAATGGCAAGTACCATTACTTCTGATATTGAACAGGGTAGAAATTATTATGATATCGTATTAACTGCCGCCGATGGCACTGTTTCCAAGGTACTTGAGGGAACAGCATTAGTATCACCAACAGTATCAGTATAGGTTTTCAATAATGGCGACTCCATTTCAAAATAGCGGATCTAATTACCAAGTAACTGTTGCTTCAGCATCACTTCAAGGGATTCAGGGATCTCAGGGTCCTGGTGGTTTTATTGGAACAGACGGATCACAAGGTACCCAAGGTATTCAGGGCAATGACGGTGCATTTGCTGGACAGGGTATTCAAGGTGTCCAGGGTGTTCAGGGTCAGGTAGGAGGAACAGGTCTTCAAGGTTTTTCTGGCACTCAAGGTATTCAAGGTGGTCTTGGTATTCAGGGTCAGACAGGTGTTACTGGTTCTCAAGGTGCTACTGGATCAACAGGTTCTCAAGGTGCTGTAGGACCGCAAGGAACTTTTGGTAACCAAGGTGTAACAGGTTCACAAGGAACCACAGGAAATCAGGGCGCAACAGGAACTCAAGGAACAGATGGTGTTCAGGGTTCTGATGGATCACAAGGAACTACGGGTTCACAAGGCACAACTGGTACACAGGGAGCTGGAGGTTCTCAAGGTGCTACAGGAGCTCAAGGTACCACAGGTGTTCAAGGAACGACTGGCACAACAGGTTCACAGGGCACCACTGGAACAACAGGCATTCAGGGTGCTGATGGCACCCAAGGAACAGACGGTGCTCAAGGAACTACTGGACCACAAGGAACGACAGGTTCACAAGGTCTAGATGGTATTCAAGGTGCTGATGGAGCACAGGGGACCACAGGCACACAGGGTTTCACTGGATCACAAGGCACCACTGGCGATACTGGCGCTCAAGGTGCTGACGGAGCACAAGGAACTACGGGTTCACAGGGCACAACTGGTGCAACAGGAACACAGGGCGCTACAGGTGACACTGGAGCACAAGGAACAGATGGTGCACAAGGAACCACTGGTGCGCAGGGAACTATTGGAACACAAGGTTTAACAGGTGACACTGGTGTTCAAGGCACCGACGGTCAAACAGGTCCACAGGGAACCACTGGTACTCAGGGTGTAGGTGGAGTACAAGGTGCTACAGGAACTCAGGGAACAGACGGTGCTCAAGGCACCACAGGTTTGCAAGGTATTACTGGCACTCAAGGTGCTATTGGGTCTGATGGATCTCAAGGCATTCAAGGTCTAACAGGTGCTGGTGACACTGGTATTCAAGGTGCTACTGGAACTCAAGGTGCTACTGGTGAGTTTGGTGGTGCCACCTTTGAATACAACTATCTGATTGATACTGCGAATACTGACCCAGGCGCTGGTAATCTTAAATTTAATAATACTAATGTCAGTATTGCTACATCAATGTTCATTGATAGCACTGACAACAATGGGGTTGGAATTAGTTCCTTCTTGAAGACAATTGATGACTCTACTTCAGAAATTAAAGGTCACTTCAGACTGAACCCAGTTGGTTTTGCCAACTCCTTCGCTCTCTTCACCATTACAGGCGGAAATCTTGTAGGTGTTGTAACTGATCCAGACTACTTTGTAGTTGTTGGTTCATTTGTTTCTGGAGATAATTTTAACTTCTCCAATAATGAGGACATGATCATTACCTTCGCCAGAACTGGCGATAAGGGTGATGATGGCGCTCAAGGAACTACAGGTGCTCAAGGTATTCAGGGCATTACTGGTTCACAAGGCACTGATGGCACTCAAGGTGCAACAGGAACACAAGGCACCATAGGTGACACTGGCGCTCAAGGCACCGATGGCACTCAGGGTGTTCAAGGAACAAATGGTACTCAGGGAACAGACGGTGCTCAAGGCACCACTGGACCACAAGGAACTTTTGGTAACCAAGGCGTAACAGGTTCACAGGGAACCACAGGAACTCAGGGCGCAACAGGAACTCAAGGCACTGTTGGAACCACTGGAGCACAAGGAATCACAGGCACTCAGGGCGCAACCGGAACTCAGGGTGCTGACGGCACCACAGGTTCTCAAGGTGCTACTGGTTCAACAGGAGCTCAAGGCACTACAGGAACACAAGGTGCTGTTGGTGATACAGGTGCTCAAGGTGCTGTAGGATCTACAGGTTCACAGGGTGCAACAGGACCTCAAGGAAC